AGAATCTGATCCTGCAACATACTTAGTTCTGACATTTTTATTATTTTTTGGTTTAGAATGCACTATAAATGTACGAAAAAAAGAGGATTTAGTTATCCTCTATTTATTTAAAAAATAATTAACTATTCTATCCCTCTCCTCTCCTGCTTTTTCTATGTTGCTCATCATCTCATCAATAATATCCTCATCTCTTTCTATTCTGATCACATGCAAAAAGCCTTTAGATGAGAGCAGGCGAGGATCATAGCTCATAAAATCTACATACTCTCTACCTGTGCATAGCATCTGATGATGGCATTGATAAAAATATTCCTTTTTCTCATTAAGCAGATCTAATGGAGATTCGCATAGGGAGTAGCTTAAATGATTAATTCTATTATAAGGACATTTTATCTCTACACTACCTAAACCATCATCTATAAGGCCATCAGGAGAGCTACCTGTATACTCATTGAGTTTCCAAAATCCTCCATTTGTGACAGCTCTACCGGTCTGCAATTCATATACATTCCTCGCATCAGGCTCATGATCATGGCCCCATTGCATAGCAGGATTTGAATATCCATCTGTAGCTAATGGATAAATCAGCTCTAATGCTTTAGTCTTAATGTATGTATCAGCAGATTTAGAGAATCCTCCTGATCTGCTTGTCTGCATTAGTACATATATCTGAGAGCTTGTGAATAGCCCTAATCTGATATTAAACCAGTCAGGACTATTCTGCTCTATATCTATGAAATTACTCATTTCTTGAGGTTTTTAAGGATGATAGCCTTAGCCTCATCAGTTAGTATATATTTAGCCTCTACTGCATCAAAATTGCCATCTCTCTCATAGGCTTTACCTGCAAAATCATACATACCTACAGGGAGTGCAGATTTGCCTTTATTAAAGGTTTTGGTACTCATGCTGTTACCATCGTCATCAGTATCTACAGAGATGGACAGCATGGCAGATAGAGCATATCTTTTAGCGTATGTGATCCCTCCTCCTATTTGCTGTAGGTTATTAGTGCCTTTGTTCCCAGACATAGGATTGAATGGCATAGAGCTGCCTCTGAATTGGCCGGAGGTATGGTAGATAGTAGTAGTTATATAATCTCCTGCAAGATCCTGACATACTACTAAACCATTTTTAGATAGTAAAGGTCTGATAGTGTTTAACAGATTATCTAAAGAGATATAGCTGTTCCTTAGATGTGCGTTTTTAGCATCCTTTTTTAGTGATGCTTTTTCAAAGTCTAATTGAAATTTGATAAGAGCAGTAGATAACTCATTGATTTGGTCAGTCTGCCATAAATGCTCAGATAGATTAATTACATTCATTTTAATAATGTTTTTAGTAGGTTGAAAATTTGAAAAATTTGACTCAAAAGGTAGGTCATACTCGCTCTGTAATAGAGCTGTTTTTGTCTTACTCATAATTATTGTTTTTTGTTAATGATGATGCAATTTAATATAATTTTTTAAATTATCAAAGGATGATAAAAAAAATATTTATCTTTAAATAAAAAAAAACATGATCACAAAAATTATTATCAAAGGTGTAGTACATGGATTGAATGGTAAGCATGGCCTAATCCGAGAACATTACAGAACAGCCAAAATGAAAAAGGATCTTTATACTACATTAATTAAGGGCCAGACAAAAAACAAGCATTTAGGAAAGGTAATCATCAGATATATAGGCTATAAGATAGTACTAATGGATTGGGATAACTTTGCAGCATCCTTTAAACATATTGGAGATAGCCTGGTTGCTGCCGGTGTTATAGTAGACGATAAGCCTGCTATAGTTACTGAGTTTTTACCTAATCAGATCAAAATAAGTAAACGAGATCAGCAGCGTATAGAGGTAATTATTGAGGATGTTTGAAAAAAAAATTAAAAAAAAATATAATTTTTTATACAAAAAGTTTGAAATATAGATTTTTATATTTAGATTTACGTTGTACTTAGTTATTTACACAACAAAAAACAATATTATGGAATTTTTTATAGAAACAGATTTTATAGATTTTCTGATAGATGCAGAGGTCTATTGTGATTTTTGTCTTGGAGATAATATTACTCCTCCAGGAGGAGAATTTGAGATAACATCATGGAAACTGATAGATATATCTTATAAAGGTAATGATATGCCTTATGCTGATGCATTAGATTATATAAATCATATTATGGAAAAACAGACATCTGATATATTAGATCAAGTCTATGAACAATGGAAAAATTTTACTTATTAACCAACAAAAAACAATATTATGGTAAACTACTCAGATTTAACAATGCAGACATCTATAGATGTTTCATTTTTAACCAATCAAAAATCCTTTGTAAATGTCTATCTATCGTGGGATTTTGATCAGTACATGAATGAGTATATGACTACTACTACAGAGATCCTGCTCTGCTCAGTAGTAGCTCTAAGATCTCAGAATATGCACCTGAATGATTTTGAATTTGAAATGATTGATAAAGCCATCAATGATATAGTAGATACTGACTACTATGGATTAAAAGATGATTGCATTGATCTTATTGAGAAAATCTATGAAATTAAAATAGCATGATACAGGAATTTCAATATGACAATGGTCAAATCATCTGTATACATGATGATCAGGATCAGAACAGAATTAGCCTTAAAGATTTCGCAGATAATCTGCCATTCATTAGAGAAAATGATGTGTTAGTCTATTTTGATGGCTTTTATAATGGCATCATAGTAGATACTCTGAATTATCTATACAAAGAGAAAGGAGATCTATTCCAGGACATTAAATACATCATAACCTATACCTTTAATAAGCAGAGGCATTACAGATCCTATAAAAATTGGATAGATGGATATGAGGCATATATCAAAATGTCTGGGTATAGATTCTACTCCAATATTCAAACAAATTTTAACGTGCATTTATTCTCTGAGGCTAATGCATATAATACAGAATTAAAAAATAATACTAATCATGAAAGCAATAATATTAATACTGACATTGACATCAGCCTATTGGATTAAAATAGGATTTAAGGACAAACAATATCCGATAATTCCTGCTGTGGAACCGGTTGGAACCGGTTACAAAATGGAGGAGAACCGGTTACAAGTTTATGCAGGCAGAACAGAATCAGCTCCTACATCCAAATATAATAGCTTAGGACTGCCTAAAGATAGGCAATGGCTCACAGCGTCAGAATGGAAAGGAGAACATCTGACAGGAGATAAGCTGATTAGATTTAAAGAGTGGAAAGATAAGCACATAAAGAGCTTTATAGAGTGGATTGCTTTAGCAGTACAGGAGGAGAGAGCTAACTATCCTGATCTTATTCCATCTGTCATAATTGCTCAGTCTATCCTGGAGAGCAATTTTAATAAGAGCAGATTGTCAGTAGAGGGAAATAATCTTTTTGGCCATAAATACAGAGGAGATGATGCTAATTTTTTGATATGCGCTGATGATTCTCCTACTGATCGGTTTACTATCTATCGCTCCAGATGGTACTCTTTGAGGGCGCATACAAAACTTTTATACTCTAAATATCGTAATAGAATAAAGGGAAAGCCTACAGCAGATAAATGGATAGCAGCTCTATGTAATGGAGCAAATAGTGAGCAAAGCAGGAAAGCAGTAGATCAGGGAGGCTATGTATATGCTACAAGCTGCATGAATAGCTGCTATCAATGTAAACTAAAAAGAGTAATAGATTCCTATGATTTACACAGATATGATTATTGATCTGACTATAGTCACAATCATAATAAGTATAATTACATACATAATAATCTACTTATCTAATGATGGCCATATCTAATGATATGGCTATTTTTTTATTATGATTAAGATTAGAAAAGATCAGCAGCAGGACTGCATAGATTTAGCCAATATATTAGTAGATAACAATAGGATCTATAATAGATTTGGAGATAGTGATAAGCAGCGCAAACAAAATATCTATTATGGCAAAATGGGAGAGGTAGCCTTTTATAACTACCTGACAGAATCCGGTATACCTATAGATTACTCTGCTCTATTCTCTATCAAAGCTGATAGTTATGATTTTATTATGCCTAATGGATTATTTACTATAGATGTAAAGACTATTAGAGTAGGTCATAGATTCATTCTACAGCCAAAAGATCAAGAGGTAAAGGATTATATAGTAGGTGTCCAGGTTAATGGATTAATGGCTAATATATTAGGCTACATCAATAGAATAGATTACAAAAAATTCTCTGATGATGTTGTCTCTGGATCTATGCAGTATCCCTGTTATAATTGCAAATTAGATCAGTTAAAAGATGTTAATGTAATTGTGAAACATTGGTTTTTTTAATTATATTTGTGTAGACATAAGCACAATTAAAACTTTATAGTAGGAGGTGTTGGTGTCATCTCCTGCTTTTTTTGATTATGACTAAAGACGAAAAAATAATATTTTTAACAGAGCAGATTCAGAATCAGCAGCAGTTTATAGATGATCTGTTTATTGAATCTAAGCCGGTAGCTGATGAAATAGCTCAGGTAAAAAATGTATTTTTTAAGATATTCAAGTTTATCAAATTAGCTTTTCAATTAGCCATGATTATATTAAATGCTTATAATAAAAAGCCTGATCCTATTGATTTTTTTAAATTCTGAGATATGCCTAAGCCATTGCCTACAGAGAAAAAAGAGGATTTTGTTAAGAGATGCATCCCTATAGTATTAGAGGAGGGAACAGCTCAAAGCTCTGAGCAGGCAGTAGTTATCTGTAATGCTATGTATCTCCAGGATATTAAAGATAAATGGAATAAATAACTATTTAGGGGTAGCTATATATTCGATTTTCATATATTGTTTTTTGTATAGAGTGGTCTATTTTTAGGCTGCTCTTTTTTTTGTTTATTTTTTTATACTATTGTTTGATATATTAATATAAAAAACTATATTTGATACACAAAAAACAATATTATGAAAAATCAAAGAACAATACTATCCATAACTGAGACCAATTATGCCTATGCAAAGGCTATGTATCAGTTTAACAAAGATCCTAAATATAAACATCTTGCAGATCAATTAGAGATGGCACTATTAGAGGCCGGATATGATGATATTGATATGGATGTATTGGATGATCGCATTAAGGCAGTTTTAAACTTAATCAAAAAGCGTAATTATGATAACTAAAGAAACATTAACTATTAAGATCTTACAACAACATGTAGCTGAGTATATGAAATTTCGGAATCTATCCTTAGGAGAGATTAATCTGGGTACTCAGGAGAATCCTTTTCCTATAGGCAGAACTAATATTCAAAAGCTGCTGATACATGGCTCCTGCTCACTAAAAAATCAGGCAGAGCTTGCTAAGTTTTTTAATTTTATTCCTGTACTAAACCTAATAGAGAAATGAGAAATATCACTAATATAGCTATACTTTGCTGCCTGGTTTGGATCATCTGCATCCTAATGCTCTGCTCAGTAGAGATAACGATTAAAAAGCCTGCTACTCCTATCAATCAGGATATAGAGCTGCAGGAGATTCCTATGATGTATACTTGGGATGATGGGCAGGAATGTTAAGAGGTTATTAAAGGACTACGCATATAAGCACAGCCTAAAATTAGGCAATATCTGTAATGGTAAAGATCCTAATCCTTTTCCATTTGGTAAAGCTACAATACACAATGCATTGTATAAGCATAATTTAAAGAGGAGTACAGAAAGAAAGCTAATAGAGTTTTTAGAGATGGATTTAAAAGGAGATCCTATTGTCAATAAGGTAGTAAAAAAGTATGAGGATAGATCTGCTGCCGGAATAAAAAAGTATAATAAGATGCTGACCAGAGATGATCTAAATCCTCAGGAATGGCTTATACATTTACAGGAGGAGCTGATGGATGCTACTCTATATATTGAGACATTATTAAATCAAAAAGGAGGTATTTATTAAGATAGGTGATGGCAGAGAATTATACCTAGCTCTGCCTTTTTTTAATTAGAAATTAATATATTTACCATAAACAAAAAAAGGAGTAGTTGCAGCTACTCCAATTATCTAACTAAAAATTTCTATACAATGAAAGTACAACAAAAAAGTACCAAAGAAAAATTATTTTTTCAGCCTGCCTCTCAGATTGAGACACACCTGGTAACAATTACACCACAGATAGCAGAGAAACTGCTTGAAATGTCTGATAAAAGGCATCAGAGGACAATTAATCAAAAGCATGTAACATTCTTAGCAAGAGAGATGCAAAAAGGCAATTTTGCTTTTAATGGAGATTCTATCAGACAGGACTCAGATGGTAATATTATAGATGGACAGCATAGATTGGCTGCATGTGTAAGCTCTGGGACTCAGTTTAATACTCTATTTGTAAAAGGATTAGCTACTAATCAGATTTCTACTATCAATACAGGCCAAAGAATCAGATCTTATGCTGATGTACTTGAGATAACTCACAAAAAAAAGTATAAATATGCTAATCAAATATCTGCCTCTGTGAGAATGATTATAAAAATGCAGCATAATCATTTGAATATATCAGGTGCTAAAGATACTAACTCATATACATCCTCTACTGATTTTTTAGAGTTTTGTGATAATCATCCGGAGATATTCGATTTTGTTGAAAATGAAATGAGAATATATGCCAATGGAGATAAGTTGATACAGGCTAAATTATTTTTAGCTTGTAAATGGAATCTACAAAAATTAAATCACAGAGCTGCTAATAAGTTTTTTCAATTACTATCTGATGGCATAGGACTAAATGTAGATCATCCTATTTATAAACTAAGGAAAAAGCTAATTAACTATAAATTAAAAAAATCTAGATTAACTACTAAGGATATTATTCAATCAATCTATAGAACGTGGAATGCATTTATGAATGATGAGATTATATCTCGTATTTATACTGTAGATGATATAAATTTATCTACTAAATATAAGAATCAAGTATGGTAAAGTATAATCAAATCAGAGCAAGGCAGCATAATACCTGGAGATCTCTAATGCAGTCATTAGCCAATCTAAAATATGGCAGCAGTATAGTATCAGTATTTGATGAATATGATACGTTGAGAGTATGCAGATTAGTTAAGACAAATACATCAACAGATCAACAATGTATAGACATAGAATTGTCTGAGCTTACAGGCTTAGGATTCTCACATCAAAAGGATAGGATCCTGACTAAGTTTAAGTACGTTCCAGAGCCTGTATCTAACTCCGATGTAAAGCCTGAATACAAGGGCAGAATATTTGATGAAATAAATTCTCTTTATTTTTGGAAAGAATTAGAAAAATAATCTATATTTGCCTTAACACACTTTAGATTAGGTCAGCAGCTTGACAACCTGCAACAATGACCGGAGAAAGAAATGAACAGAATAACATTAGTAATAGATTATAATGGTCTATACAAGTGGAAAGGAGGAGATGCTATCTGTTCGGCATCATGTCACATCCTCTGCTCTGCTTGTGTAGGCCATTTTTTTTTATTTAAAATTTAATTTATGAGAGATTCAATGGTACTCTATAGATCATTTATAGATTCTATAGTAAAATTAGAGACTCAATTTGATGCAGAAACTGCATTGAAATTATTTAAAGCTGTAGCATATTATGGTATAGATGGCGTAGTAGATGAGGATATGGATCCTCTTATAGATTTATTATTTACAAATATAAAGCCTCAGATAGATGCCAATACTAAAAGGTTTACAGATGGTAAAAAAGGAGGCAGACCTAAGAAAACCATAGGTAATGCAGATACAAAACCTAAGGTTTCTAATAAAAAAACCACTTGTTATGAAACTAAAAAACCACTGGTTATTGATAATAAAACCATAGGTTATGAAACCGAAAACCTTACGTTATCAGATGAAAAACCTAATGTAAATGAAAATGTAAATGTTAATGTTAATGTAAATGAAAATGTAAATGAGGATATAGAAAAAACCTCTCTCTCTTTTTCTTATGATCAAATAGAGAATCCTGAATTATTAAAATTAGAGGAGTACGAAAAAAAGGCATCTGTAATAGTATCTCTATATTTTGATGATCTTAATTTTGAACCAGAGGATTTTATGGTCTATAGTGAGGAGAAAATTAAAAAAGCAGATATAGATATATCATTTCCTATGAAAAGATTGAATCGTGCTTTTCTTACTTATATTTACAAAATGAATATCAATAGTATTCAAGTAGTTCAGGTACTGATAAAATCTGTACTACATACCAATGGATCATTTACATCTAAGTTTATCATAGATAAAATTACTGAATGCATCCAATATGCTACTCAGAATAAATACAAAAGATTCTATTTAGAAAACATCAAACAATAATGGAAAATATAGCTGCACAGGAATTAGAGCTAAAATGCATAGCTACTCTAATTCAATCCCCTAACAACATCTACAACGTAAATAATCTGCTCAATCCGGAATGCTTTACAGAGCCAATAGCTAAAAAGATTTATAGAGCTATAATAGATCTCCAGGAGAATGGTAAGCCAATTAACACAGCATCCATCTATCAATATCTTAAAGACAGAGATAGCAATTTTAATATGATGGAGCTATTGGATATTACCAACAAGTATTACACAGCAGATATTACAGATGTATCACGAATCATATATGAAAAATATATGAGGAGGGAGGCAATAAATACAGCAAATGAATTAATCCATAAATGCTATGATCAGACTAATGATGTATTTGATATTATCAGCAGCAATAAGGAGAAAATGATACAGATCTTATCTCCATCTGTTCAGAATGTCAATACTTTAGAGAACATCATAGAGAATAACCTAAAAAACATCATCCAAAACTTAGGAAAATATACAGAGGTTTCCGGAGTGCCCTCAGGATATGAGGAATTTGATAAGCGCATAGGTGGAGCAGGTAAAGGATGGCTAATGATTATCGGAGGGAGGCCTGCAATGGGAAAAACTACTTTTGTATTGAATTGGGCATATAATGCCTATAAGATATTTAGTAAAAATGTTATGTTTTTTAGTGGAGAAATGTCATCAGAGCAGATAAGCCATTTGATAATGGCCAGGGAATCCTCTATATCTGCCTTAGACATCAAAAAAAATAAGATCAATAACATTCAGATGGAGCATATACAGAGCCAATTAGGAGAGAAAAAATCAAATATATTCCTAATAGATGATACTCCTAATCCTGCCTTAACTCATATCCTATCAGAGGCTACAAAGGCAAAGATGCAGCATGATATAGATATTATCTTTGTAGATTATCTGCAATTAGTCAGAGCAGCAGGAGAGAGCAGGCATCTACAGGTAGGTAAGATCAGCAGAGAGCTTAAAGGATTAGCCAGGAATCTGAATATTCCTGTAATAGCTTTGGCTCAGCTCTCACGATCTGTAGAGAGTAGAACAGATAAAAAGCCTGTATTATCAGATTTAAAGGAATCAGGAGATATAGAGCAGGATGCTGATATAGTCAGCTTTTTGTATAGACCGGAATACTATTCCAATGAGAATGTAGAAAAGGAGGGAATGACTATACTGATTACTCGTAAGAATAGACATGGAGAGACAGGGATGGACTACATGATCATGGATAAAAATACATCTACATTCCAGACCTATCTAAAGGATAATGATGCAGTAATACATCCTGAGAGTTATAACATGGATTTGACTAAAATGATAGAATTTGATAACTTTATAAATAAAGAAACTACAAAAAGATTTAGAGATCACCTTACTACAGATGAGGTAGATGATACTTTACCATTTTAAAAACAATATATGAAAGTAATAGAAATATCTTATGATAATGCTATGAAATGGTGTTTGTTGAAACATTATGCAAAGAGAAAGCCTATGTATCAATTTGCTTATGGATTAGTAATATCAAATAAAATAGAGGGAATAGTAGTTTATGGTAGACCTCCTGTGCAAATTGAAAAATCTATTTTAAAAAAAGATATAAATTTGAATTATAAAGTTTATGAATTAACAAGATTAGTAATACAAACAAAAAAAAACAATGCTGCATCTTTTTTAATTGGTAACAGCCTTAAATTATTACCTAAAAACAATATAGTAGTAAGCTATGCAGATACTAATATGAATCATTGTGGTATAGTATATCAATCTACTAACTGGTTATATACAGGTGGAGTTGTTTCACACGATTGTGAATATATTATAAATGGAAAAAAAATGCATCCAAAAAGTATTACTCAAAAATATGGTATAACAAGTATCAGCGAATGGGCAAAAAAAAACAATATAAAAAAGATTAAACCTAAAATAAAACATAGGTATTTTTATATAAATGCAGATAAACGCACAAAGAAAATAATACTTAAAAACTTTAATTATAAAATAGAAAAACAATATCCTAAATGTAATCAAAATAGATATAATGATGGTGCTAAAATTATTATGTATAATCATTATAATAATGATGATCAATTAAAATTATTTTAAAAACAATAATTATGAAAGTAAACTCAGATACTCAGCTCTATAAACAAGCCGGTAACTCAATAACTACCTGCGTTATGGTAGAATTATTCAAGAAAATTTTGTATATTTAACCATCTTTTTATTAAAAAATTACAATTATGGACACATTAACTATGAAAGGGAAACTCATAGAAAAATTTGAAATTCAGAGAATCCCTACAAAAAAAGGAACTGATTTTGTAAAGCAGGAATTTATCGTAGAGACTGATGGAGATTATCCTCAGCCTATCAAATTTACTACCATAAAAGACAAAGTAATGGACTACCTGGATACTATGGCAGTAGGAGCAGAGGTAGAGGTATCATTCAATCTCAGAGGATTTAAAGGGGAGAAAAATGGTAGAACATTCTACATTAATGATCTACAAGCATGGAGAGTATTTGCTCCTGAATCATCATCAAAGCCATTGGATCTACAGAATGTAGAATATACTGAGAGCAAAATGGATTTTAGCAATGAGGATAGCCTGCCATTCTAAACAAAATGCTCTGAATTTCGTATGTAAATGAAACCAAAATAATCTTTAAAAAATGAAAGTATACGTACAAGGTACAGCAGTAGTAGTAGATACTGAGATAGCAGGGCAGGAGCTAAAATACATCCCTCTGCAGTTTGCTAAATTTGAGGTTTTGCCAGGTGGCACTATCGTTATTTGGGATTACACAGATACAGATGATGAGCTGTCCTATAAAGCTCCTATAGCAGATGTAAAAAATCAGGCCGGTATTCCTTTAGGAGGTAAAGCAGATGTAGTAGATTATCTAACTGAGTTTATCAGCTCTACTCAGCAGCTTAAAAACAGCGTTACACATGAGGAGCTTACTAATCCTGGAGGTAATGTATACCAAGATTTTAAAAGCCTATCCTTTGTATGCGATGGTACTATTGATGTAACGATCAACGGCATCACAATCCAATATCCTAAGACTATGGGAGGATTAACCATATTAGGCGAAAATCTACAGGCAGATACTAAAGCTGAGTATAGCGTAAGATTTGCAGGAACAGGATCAGTATTAATAACCTTACAAAAATAAAATTATGAGTTTTATAATAGGACAGCCATCCGGTGGTGGTGGTGGTGGTGGAGTATCAGCAGCAGATCCTTATGGCATACCAGGAACTATTACTAATTTTCAATATAGTATTAATAGCATGGCTAATGCTCAAAATGCTAATTTTGATAGTGAATGGTATTATCCTTTTTTAATCAATGGGAATGTAACTATTAGAGCATTTGCTAAATATTTTAACGCATTATCAACAGGTGCAGGGGATTTTTATGGTGCAATTTATAAATTAAATACTGATACATCTACTTTAGAATTGATTGCTGTTCAACCAACTGAATTTGATTATAATAGTACAACAGGTACAACAGGATGGCAGGTTGTAAATTTGACAGCTCCTGTAGATTTAATAGCAGGAATATATTTTATGCGTGGAATATGTAATTCAAGTGGTACAGGTGTAATGAGATATTACGATTTAAGAAACCCATTAGTCGGACAGAATCCAACAAACACAGCATCATACTATGGCTATTCACGTTTTTCAATTCCTTATGATTTTGGCAGTACACCGGCAACAATTTCGTTGAGTGCATTAACTCCGAGTACGTCGAATTATGCCGTTGCTCATTCTTTTTATTGTGAAATAGGATAAAATTAGAAAAATGAATTATTATAAAATATCCAAAGACCTTTGGTCATGTATTAAAAAATTTGATAGCTTAGATGCTGCTCAGGCTTTTGCTGACACATTAGGAGAGGGATATACTGCTGAGTATTATGCTCCTTATACTCCTCCTACTATCCAAGAGAGGCTTACAATGGATCTACAATTTGGACAGGATCTTGTATATGTATTTGTTGAGGATAATAGGATAATGGATATTACTCCTGCTCAATCAGAGGCTGTACTTGTTAAATTCAGAGATATATTAGCCTTTGCTCAAACAGGGGCAATAACATCCATAAATACTTATCTACCTGCTATACCTGTAGATGAGGTATTTACTCAGGAGAGGAAAGATAAATATATGCAGATGATCTCTGACTATTTGGCTCAATTTGCTTAAATTAGCACGATCTATGAGGGATATAGATAGCATTAATAACAAACCTATAAAGCACAAAGATGCTCCTATACCTAAACAGCAAATTAGATATAGCTATTGGGATGGTTATAGAGATACCTCAGTTAGTTACTCTGTTTCAGGAGGAGATAACTGCAAAGGAGGATCTTATAATACAGAATACGCCAGAGTCGAATACATATAGAGTGATCATAGATGAACCTATCCATGATCCATTAGTACATGAACAGAATAAACATACATATAGACCCTATGATAATGGCCTTTATCCGGACTTTAAAAAAGATGCTGTAGAGTATGAGGAGTTTATAAAGAATATCAGCAATATTCATGATTCTAAAGAGACATTCTGCCTTATAGATGTCTTAGATCAGATTGAGCTGATGGGTTTCTCAGGGGTTTGGTGTATGGAAAGATATAACAGAATATTAATAACTATAAAGCCTATAAATGCTTTAGTTATCCAGGAATGTTAGTATATGTGTGGCTATGAGGGTGGTATATTCTGTATATCATCCTCTTTTAAATTATAAGATATGGCAAAGAAAAAAAGTAGAATTTATATAGGTGCAGTAGTTACCATGAAAGGCAAAAAGTATAAGATCTCTGCAGGTACTGCTAAAGGGAAAAAATATAAAGCTACTCCTATAGATGGAGGTAGTGGCGTTGTTCAATTTGGAGCTAAGGGTTTTAAAGTTGGGACAGGTACAGATAGAGGAGATTCCTATTGTGCAAGATCTGCCGGAATTAAAACTACTCAGAAAGGTGCTACTCCTAATGACTTTGCTCGTATGCTTTGGAATTGTGATGGAAAAATATCTAAAAATAAATGAATCCAAAAGATAGATTTATCATAAAAGCCTATCAGTTATCCCATAAGCTCAGAAAAGCATTAGGATACAAATGGTATAAGAAAGTAAGTAAAGACCATCAGATATATTTTGATGATATAGCCTACTTTACTGAGGAGATGATTGACTACCTATTGATTGAGCAGATCAATAGCCTGGAGGATTACATTCAATCTATAGACGCATGGCTTGAATTAGAATGTAAAACTTTTAACTATTATTATCCGTTAAAATATAAAGCAGGGGAGTTCTATCTAATCTTAGAGAGGATGAATCTGCATAGAGATTTTTTAGATCTTAGAGAGAAATTACTAATCCGTTAATTAAGGGAAAACTACGGAATATGAGAGATAACAAAGGTAGATTTGTAACAGGCAATACAGGTAGGCCTAAAGGCAGTAAAAATAAGGATATATCTGAGTTCAAAGCTGAGTTAAAAAAGGGATTGATAGAGAGATTAGGCATTTTCTTTGAGCTATTAGACTCTCCGGATCTATCTGATAAGGATAAGATTAACGGATATCTCAGGGCATTAGAGTTTGTAATGCCTAAGCAGCAGAAAATAGAGATGGATGCAGACCTGCATACTAATCTTATTAGTGTTAGCTTTACTCCTACTAATGTACTACCTATCAAATCAGAGACAGAGCTACTTAATGAATAATCCTTTTCCTATATCTCCTATCTTTGAATGGAATTATAAAGCTGATAAGCAGATTATAGTTAATCAGGGAGGTACATCATCTGGAAAAACTTATAGCATCCTGCAGGTATTGGCCTGTAAAGCTGCTGAATCTCCTAATCAAATCATTACCATAGTAGGCCAGGATATACCTAACCTAAAAGCAGGAGCTATAAGGGATTTTGACAATATAATAGCATCATCAGAGTTCTTTAGGTCTATGATAAAATCAGTTAATAAAACTGATAGAATCTATTCCTTTCACAATGGGAGTATAATGGAGTTTAAGAGCTTTGATAATGAGCAGGATGCAAAGAGTGGTAAAAGAGATTATCTTTTTGTGAATGAGGCTAATGGCATCCCTTACAGCATATACGATCAGCTACAGATCAGAACATCTAAAAGGGTATATATAGATTATAATCCTACTGCTCCATTTTGGGTACATGATAAACTTATCGGAGATGCCCGAGTAGAGATGTTTATATCTAATTATACGCACAATCCTTTTCTAAAGGCTAATATTAAATTTAAGATAGAAAAGCTCAGAGATCAGGATCCTAATAAGTGGAGAGTATATGGCTTAGGTCTTACAGGTAAAGTAGAGGGAGTTGTATTTCCAAATGTTAATTGGATTAGTAAACTGCCTACTACCAACATCAAAAGGATGTGCTACTCGGTGGATTTTGGCTTTACTAATGATCCTACTACTATCGTGAAAGTAGTATTATCTCAGGGGCAGCTATTTGCTGAATGCCTATGCTATGAGACAGGATTAACTAATCCGGATATAGCTCAAAAGTTTAAAGAGATAGGAATAAAGCCAGGACTAAGAACAGGTAATCTAATCATGGCAGATAGTGCAGAGCCTAAAAGTATCAAGGAGCTTAGGAATTTTGGATATAGAATAAAACCCTGTAAGAAAGGATCAGATAGTATAAGGATGGGTATAGATAATTTAAAATCCTATGGCATCCTACAGATAGTTAATAACCCAGAATGGAAACAAGAACAGCAAAAATACGTATGGACTATAGACAGAAAAGATGGCCGAGCTAAAAACATACCTATAGATAAATATAATCATATATGGGATGCGCTCAGATATGGAGAGCAAGGTATTAGAAAAATTAGGCAAAATGTCGTATCTTACGCACATTAAAATATAAATTATGGCATTTGTATTAACATCATCACAATTTGATTCAGGTCTACAATCTTATTCTGCTCTACTATTAGAGAGCTTGAGACAGATTAGTGTAGTATCTCCTTTCACTATTGCCAATGTCAAAACTGCATTAGACTCAGGGCAGATACAGCCTTTTGATACTGCAGGCTTTGATCAGTTTTTAAATGAATTATATTCTTTAGATTTAGATTATAGTAGTTTAACGTTAGCAGAGAGAACAGCGTTAAACGTTATTAGAGAGTACCTTGATCCTCCTGCCCAGGCTACATGCTGTGGGTCAGATGTTCCTACTTTGTTGAATGTTGTGCCAATATTCTATCAGAGAGTTGGGAGTGCCACATTTGAATACGAGGCTCAGTTACAATTAGATGACTCGGTTACATGCGATGTATATGATTTGCAATTAGCAATCTCTCCTCAGGTAGGGAGTCCTGCAGTAGTAGCATCTCCTGTGATTTGCAATTTCTTTCAATGTCAATCTACCAAAGCAATATATAGCCATTTATGGGTAGATTTTGCAAGTGATCCAACAGGATTTGGATATGATATTGAGATATTGCCACGTGATAGTACTGGTACTCCTGTAGTTCCTGTATTAATCACTACTTATACTTTTTAATTGATTAAATTTTTAAAACAATGATTAATATTTGTAATTTTTTATTGGATTGCTGTCCATTACCTACAGCTCTATCTGATATTCCATCGTCTACATGTCCTGAGAATTTAGGACAGATCCAAAGATATTGGTTTGTGAGAAAAGGAGAGGTAGTATGGGATATAGTTACTCCTGCTAATAATGTGCCTGCTACTATTACAGGTCAAGCTCCAGAGGATGCAGCAGGATGGAATATTTTATTCGCTGCTGTAGATAGCACTAAAGTAGTAAAAACTCCTCTAATCGGTGGAGATTCTACACTTACAGCCGGTACTACTATTACTCAGGGAGGAGGGGATAACTCTACTCTAAACGGAGAAACATTGGTAAATGGTATCAATCCTACTGATGGCTCTGCTCGTTTTGATTCTTTGACAGGTGCGCAGATTGCAGCTATCAGAACATTGGCCTGTGAGGGTAATGGCTTAGAGGTGTATCTTGTATCTCAAGAGGGTAAGATTTGGGGCAAAAAATCTGGAGACCTATACACAGGATTCCCATGTACAAACGTAGTATTAGGATCTATGACTAATGCAGGATTTGGAACGAGAGATAATAATACTCTTACATTCCAATTAGATTTTGACTATGATGAGTACAAGTATGCAGTAACTCCTGCAGATTTCAATGCCTTAACTATCTAAGAATGGCAAAACTTGTAAAATTAAAAGATCAGAAAGGGCATAGCATCAAATTAACTTTGGTGCATGCTCAATCTGTTCTCCAGGCACAATCCAAACAAGGGAGAGAGGATTGGATATTAGATTCAAAGACATACATTTGGGATAATAATGTTATTAAACGAAAACCAAGTAATAGAGCTACTGAGGAAACAAAAGACTCAGAATAAGATCTATGAGATGCAGAGCTACGAAAGTAGGCTCAAAGTAATGTCTGAACCTCTCTTTTTTAGGGAATTGGAGAGTGAGCAGGGATGGAGTGAGATTAAATTAGCTATTAAAAACAGCATATCTCCTGAAAAATATCAGAGAGTGATGCAGTATTTTAGCTATCCTCTGCCTATTGTATCCATATCTGAGGATATGATCTCAGATTTAATGAGGGTATTTAATGGTAGGAATGCTAATTTTTCTGTACAATATCCTAATAAAAGAGCTGAGGAAAATGCTAATAAGCTCCTGGCTGATTTAGATACTCGCAGCTATGTAGAGATGGTAGGCCGGAGAGCATTCAAATGTAAGCCTCAGACTATCGTAGTAGTAGATAAAGATGATAAAGGTATTCCTTATTATGTTACTATTGAATTAGATAAGCTGATAGGCTACAAGCTATCTCCATGTAAAAAGTATTTTAAGTATATCATATTCAGACATTCACATGGCCATGATGAGATAGGCGAATACAAAAAAATTGCTTTCTATGATGATGAGTTTTATAGAGTAATCATGGAAAGGGATGGGCAGTATAGCCTGATCTTTGAGATGCCTCATAACTTAGGTTATTGTCCTGCGAGGTGGTTTGTAGATGATTCTCTGAATACTAAAGATAGCATCAAAAGATATGCTCCATTATCTCAGGTCTTAGGATCTATGAGTGAGTGGCAGCAGTTCCATGCGTATAGCTACTATGCTGAACATTATGGTGTATTTCCTGTAGTAGAGTATGCTGCTGCTGTTTGTGAGGATGAGTACTGCATAAATGGTAAAGTATCTGTACCTTTAGAAAATGGAGACATGAGTACTCCTACAGATTGTCCTACATGCTCTGCTAATAAATTCACAGGGGCAGGTACTGCTATTAAGATCAATCCTAAGATAGAGAATGATGAAAATGACGTATCTGGATACTTTAGATTCATATCTCCTCCTACTGAAAATCTAAGATTTGAGCAGGAGAAACAAAACCAAAGAGAGAATTTTATTAAGGTACAGGTCACAGGATTTAATGATGTCATCAATAAAGAGGCAGTTAATGCAGACCAGGTAAGGAGCTTAATGGAGGATAGAAAAAAGCCTTTGCTCAAATTAGCAGGGATATGCAATAGAGTTCATAAATGGTTAATTAAAACAGCTATAAAACTATACATGGATATAGATGTATCTGTACATGCTAACTATGGTACTGAGTGGTTTTTGATGACCGAGAAACAGATACAGGAGCTATTTACATCTGCTAAGGTTGCAGGGTTGCCCGAATCAGAGATAGATCAGATCTATCAGTTATTGGTAGAGACTAAATATAAAGGAGATCCACATACAATTAGAAAGCTGATTATAGAGAACAATCTTAATCCTGCTCCATATAGCTCAATATTAGAGTGCTATAAGATGTATGAGATGGGCGTAATGAGTGAGGAGGATTTGTATATAAAGGCTAATTTTAGTAAATTTGTAAAGAAATTTGAGAGAGAGAATGGTTCTTTAGTAGAATTTGCCTCAGATCTTACATTTCAGCAAAAAATAGATATTATTTATAACACTTTTCTAAATTACGTACAAGATGAAAAAGTACAAGATGATAGCAGGGAATCTATCCAACAGCAAGGAGATGCAGAATCTGATTCAGCAGCATCCTAATGCAAAATTTCCCACAGATATACCAGAACATAACAAAACTGCCTTTAATTTTATTGGTGTAAGGATTAAGTATGAGGGTATTACTCCTAACTTACAGATCCATCAGTTTAGCGTTTCATCTCAGCAGTATTACAGCTACAGAGAGGATATGAAAACAGCACTAATACAGCAGAATTACAATGCAGTAGTGATGATACATAACCCTGAGCTTAAAATGGTTGAGGAGGTAGCTCCAAGTGAGACTAAAAAAGCTAAAAGGGTTACTCCTCCGGTAAAGAAAAAAATCATAGAGATGGCTGCTGATGGCATGAGTGCTGATGTAATAGCTGAGGAGCTTGAGCTATCTATTGACCAGGTAGAAAAATCATTATAAAACTTTTTAAATCATATAGAGACGTATGGAGAATGAAAATAAGACAGCTATAGATTTTGATGGTATCAGATCATTAGCAAATGAGGATAAAACTATTCAGGCAAAATTATTAGATATTGTTAAAAGCACAGAGACAGGTAAAGCCTATGCAGAGACAATAGCTAAAAATTACTTTGAGGAGAATGTAGGCCATGAGCATAAAAAGATTTATGATTTTGTGGATCAGGCTCTGATAGGTGCAGGCCTTGAAAAGCCTCAGGGAGTTAAGACATCTGAATGGGCAGCTATGATAGCTAATCAAAATAAAGAGATGTCTGAACAAATAAATGCTTTAAAAAGTAACACAGATAACTCAGAAACGTTAAATAAAATCGAGGAGCTTAAAAAGAGGCATAAAAAAGAAAAGGAGCAATTTACTATTGATGCTAAAAGAGAGATTGAAAGCAGAGATAGTGAGCTTAATGCCTTAAAAAATAAACTAAGCTCTTTGAATAAAAGTAATGAGATTAACTCTGTAATCAATAGCTTTGAATTTAATAAATCATTAGATGAGGGTTTGATTAAAGATGTAATCACATTAAAAACACAGCAGTTAATAGCTAACTCAGTTGAGGAGGATGGTAAAATTGTATGGATGAAATCCGATGGCACTCCTTATAAGGACGGAATTCTGAATGCAGATTTATCATTTATTCTAAAACAGGAATTAGGATCTATTATTGCTCAATCTAATCCAGGTGGGAATGCAGGGAACGAACCCACAAAAGGAGGAGATATTGTCAATTCACAGGTAGTAATGTCTGAGGATTCATTTAAAACTCAGGAGCAATTCCTACAGGAATTTGACAAAATAGCCGTAAGGAAAGGGATTCCAAAAGGCGAGGAATATAACAAATTATATTGGGATGCATTTGAGAGATATAATGTAAAAACTCTCAGAGAGTTCTGATAAAAATATTTTATTAAAATGTCAATCGTAAATTTAAAAAGACAAAACGCTCAAGGTGTCTATCCATCGCAGTTAGATAGACAGGAATTAAGACAACAGGAATACGGATTTATTAATATGGCTTTGAATGGTACAGGTACTCTATTATCAGGTACTAACCAGTCAGTAATTGCTAACTCATGGGGAGCTCCTGCTACTCAAATCCCTGTATTTTCTAAGAATGTAACTGCTGCATCTGTAGGTACTATGACATGTGCATTTCCTACTAAAGATGCTACTGCTGCTCTTGTTAATGTAACATTTGTGAAAGCTCATACCGGTTTCAGAATTATCCCAAGACTAACAGATCAGTCTGATATTGTTACTGAGGCTCAGGATTTCATGAGACAATTCTCAGATGCTGAGGAGGGATTAGCTAACTTTTTAGAGGCTCAACTTTTAGCTGCTGTAGATGGTGCTGTTGCTACTACCTACAATTCTGCTTTTGTTGGTGCTGCTGCTAAATATCCTCTTTTGGCTGATGCTCTACAAGTTGCTGCAGGAGATCAGGACTTTTTCTTGAATGATCTTAAATCTATCATGCAAGCTGATGATTTCAGCAGAAACGGATTGGATGTAATTGGAGATGCTCAGTATGCATCTTTTGTTAATCAGTATGTTAATCAGGGTGCAGGTAACTCTACAAACACTGCATTTCAATTCAATGGCTATCAATTCCAATACTCAAACACTATCGCTACATCTGCTGCAGCTGTATCTACTGCTTATGCAATGCCTGTAGGATCTTTGGGTATGGTTGCTAAAGTATCTCCTGATGCTGCTGCTAACAGAGTAAGCATGAGCGAGGGTATCAGATGGTCAGTTGAGCAGTCTGAGCTATTAGGTGTACCTATGGAGCTAATGGTTAAGGATGAGTGTGCTGATGTATCTGCTATCACAGGTAACGCTGAGGATACTAACTCATTGGTTAAATCTTATCAGATGGGTATCAATGTTGCCATCCTAACTCCTTACAACACAGGAACAAACGGAGGTATCAAAAAGATTGATTATCTACCATAATTGTACTTTTAGAGGGCAGGGTTTTCCTGCTCTCTTTTTTTCCTTAAATCTTAATGTATGTTTGATAATAGAGTAATAGCTGAGCTAAAAAAAGTAATAGGATGGAAAGATCATTGGAATACTACAGATATTCCTGTTCTACCTGCCTCATTGACTGCTACTGAATCAGGGCAGTATTACCAGGATTATCATCCTATGCTTAGATTAGATTATATTCAGGCATTACTACCTACTGATTATGGCTTAGAAACTTTTTTGGATGACATAGAAAGCTCTGCTATCAATCAGATGCTCGAGAAAATGACAGCCTATAAAAAGCTGAATAATGCCGGTAAGGATCTTGCAAACAATAAGCTCATATATGACAATGTGCTAAAAAATAAGCCTGTTATAAATGAGAGCAGATTTGTAGGTATTGAATTTGCTTTGAATGAGAATGCTATAGGCCTTAGAGCTATTATCAATAGAATAGGATTATACTTAACTGCTCCAGAGGCAGGATTAACTCTATATTTATACAACAGCTTACAGGAGCAGGTAGTATCTACATATACATTTACCTCTACCTCATCCAATAGCTTTACATGGTTAGCAGAGCAGATTACTTTAGATTACTCTGATGGCTCAAATAATGAGGGAGGAGTATGGTACTTAGGATACTATCAAGATGATCTCTCAGGGCAAGCTATCCAATATGATAATCTTAATTGGAAAAATGGCTATTGTCGTACATGTGATGGAGGGGTAAGATCTGCTAAATATACAAGCATAGCAAAGTACATCAATATGTCTCCTTTCTATATTCCTGCTACTAAAGTTCCTGCTGTAGGTACGATGTGGGATACTGATGATATGGTCTATACCTATGACAATAACTATGGATTTAATTTTAACATCTCTATAAATTGTAATCTTACTCAGTTCTGGATTGATAACAAGCTAATTATGACTAATGCCATAGGCAAATATGTAGCTTTAAAAGTATTAGAGATGATGAAAGCGAGCAGTCAGATTTCACATGTAGAGCAGAATGTACAAATCAATATAGTAAGAGATTTAGAGGGAGATGCTGATACAAGACAAGTTCCATTTTGGCAGCAGGCAGATAGGGCAATACAAGCCACTAACTTAGATCAGGGCAATATTAACAATATTTGTGTACCATGCGCTCGTAAAGGTGCATCCTACGGAGCTGTTTAATGGCTGTAGATTTTACCATATTAAACAATTTCAACAATACTATCAGGCAATTGCAGGATAGTATTAATGTATCTATACAGCAGAGTATAAAGGCTAATGAGCAAGTAGTAAAACAGCTACAAGTAGAACAGCTATACTTAGGTACTACCAATAAAGGAGATGAAATTAAACCATCTTATGCTCTATCTACTCGCATAATAAAAGGCAGAAAAGGACAGCCTACAGATAGGGTAACTTTGAGAGATACAGGAGATTTCTATAATAGCCTGGAGATAATAGCCGGAGGTAATGCCATGATTATTAGGACTATCATATCTTATTCTATCTATCTGATCAATAAGTATGCTGATATATTAGGATTAACTGCTGATAATTGGCAGAGCTTTATAGATGAGTATACACTACCAACAATAAAACGTAATTTTGATGATATTATTGCAAGATCCTAATATACCTGTAGCTACTAATCCTGTAGAGATAGATGCAGCCATTATAGATATTTTAGATGAGTTAAACAATCAGCTATCATGGTTATCTAATGGATATGGTAGAGCATATAAGAATAGGGATGCCCGGAATGGTGGTATATTATTTTTCCCAGAGATCTACTTAGGCACTCAAAATAACAGCCAAAGATACTTAAATGTTACTCCTGATAATGATAAGGGAGGTAGCTGTTTCTTTTTTGTCAGCAGAGAGACTATTACAGAGTTTCAAACAGGGATGTATGGCTATCTTAATTATCAGGTAGGCATTATATTCTCCTGCAATATGGAGCTGATCCAAAGTACTTTATTAAGTACAGAAATCTATCAGCAGACATTAATAGCACAGGTAAGGAATGTATTAAGTAGACAGCTATTAGGTAAGAGCTATAAGCTGACTATACAGAGCATAGAGTATTTGCTTGAGAATGTCTTTACTGAGTTTAATATACAGGATGAGAGCCAGGTGGAGAAAGCTCCATTTACTCACTTTAGAGTAAACTGCTCTATAGTACTACCTGAGGCGTGTCCTGTTCCTGAGATCCCTCCATTAGTGGCCTGCAAATCATTGGATTTTGATGGTGTTAATGAGCGTTTATTAACAGGAACAGAGGCAGCACTTAATATAGAATGGAGTACACCATTTAGTATAGAGATGTGGGTTAAAATAGATTCACAAAGTAGCACTTATGCGTATATATTCAAAACAAGGAGTCCAAATGGAATAATAATTAGCAGAGCTTTGTCTGGTGGTAGAGTTCAATTTGAACTTAATGGAACAGGAGGAACAAATACAATAGTACAAGCTGATTCAACTATGGTATTCGGCTCATGGCATCATATTGTAGTGACATCAGATGGTACAGGATTACAATCAGGCTTAGAGATATATATTAATGATGTACAACAAATAAAACTCAATACAGGTGCAAATAATATTAATACAGGATCAATGCTAAATGCATCTACATTTCTTGAATTAATGAGATACTCAAGTATTTATGCTGATGGTGCATTAAGGAGCGTAAGAATGTGGACTAATAGAGTATTATCTGCAGGTAATGTTAATGCTCTATGGAATGCTAATACTTATAATCCATCTCCTCCTCATCCTACTGATCTGATAGCTGACTATGATATGGCAGCAGCAGTATGGAATGGATTAAGATTTGATGTAGCTGATGGTTCAGGAGTAACAGCAGGCCTTACATCTGTAAATATGGAGGAGATTGATTTAGTAGACGATTGCCCTGCACCATAAATAATTAAACATGGCACATAATAGATATTTTATAGTAGATGCTGATGATCCTAATATGGATGAGATTATTAATGTATCAGTAGGAGAGTTAAATACTCAGAGATTATCTTTAGATGGCTCTCTAATGGTCATAAAATTGCATGATGATGATCATAATAGCTATCCATTTTTATCAGCTTATACAGAATATTCTCATCATGCTATCCTGGAGGTTATGGCTACTCCGGAATGGTCACAAATAGAGCAGGATGTATAACTTTATATCATATTTTTTAGTGTATTATTGGGCAATATTGCTGATATACAGGCTCAATCTACCTACAAAGCTGTATAATTTGCTGCCTAATGCCTTTATAGATGAGCTTACTAATTGTGAATTTTGCATAGAATCTCATGTATCTTTAGTTTTTGCTTTGAATTTTTATTATTTTAGTGGAGATAATACAGCAATATTGTACTATTTTATGTGTCCTGCACTATCTAATATACTAAAGAGATGATCAGACTATTCAAAAAAAAGGTAGAGGTTGAGTTTTATGATTCTATAGAGGAGATGCCTCATAGAAACTACATGAAATTTAATAAGGAGATGATGAGAGATAGAGAGGTAGGAAATAGTGTATCTGATATTATGAAAAGGATAGGCAGAGCTATGCAGTTTATTGCAGCACAGGAAAATGATAAGGCCATGAAAGAGCTTACTAATGCTCAGATGGCTTATAGCTATGCCCAGAATGAGATAGATCCTAAAGGATTGGCACTTGCTGCAATGGTTAAGAGTATTAATGGCGTAAAGAGTGAAAATGTTACCTCTGATAGCCTAAAAAATACATTAGATGTTCTACAAAGGTTAGGACTAACTAAGGCAGAGATACATGATACTGCCGATCAGATAAAAAAAAAGTAGAGCAGGAGCTAAAGATCTTTTTTCCTGTTCAGTTCGAGGGTAAGAACATTATATATAATCAAGCTTTAATTAACAAACTAAAAGCAGAATTAAACGTAATATTAGAGAAAGCTAATGCTAATGATGAATTAAGTCAAGCTACTAATGAATTACTCCGGCAGATTAATCCTAATCATTGGAATCTGAATTATAAAAACAATCAGGAAAAAACGATTGAGTTAAATTTTGAGGAATTCATGTTGGCAGTCAAGGATCAAACTACTGAGGATTTAGAGAACATCACTACATTTAGATTTTATACTCTAATAGATTATATAAAAAATAAGAATAATGGCAGATAGTGTAATAAGCTATGAGGATTTAATAGGTAAGGATGACACGTTTGAGGTCATCTTTACCAATATAGATAAGCTAAAAAAAGAATTAGCAGATCTTGCTACACAGGCACAAAAGGATTTAGATATAGTCAATCCTAATGATGAGAAAGCTATCCAGGCAGCTACTCAATCTGTTAATGAGCTGATAAAAGCAAAAAAAGCATTAGATGTAGAGGAGAAAAAGGCTGCAAGTGCAAAGAAAAAGCTCAATGATCTTACTGATGAGGAGCTAATCCAAAGAGAAAAGCAAAAGATAGCAGATAGGGAAAGGGTGCAGATAGCTAAACAGACTGCTATACTTAGGAGCAAAGAATCCGGACAGATAGAAAAACTTAGAGCGCAGTTATCACTTACTACTCTGCAATGGAAAAAACTAAGTAAGGAGGAGCTTAAAAATAGTGCAGAGGGTAAGGCATTGGTAAAACAAAAATTAGCATTAACTAATGCACTAAAAAAATTAGAAAAACAAACAGGAGATACTCGTAGGAATGTAGGCAATTACTCCTCTGCATTGGGTAAATTGGGCAAAGTTGCAATAGGTGTATTTTTAGGTAGGAATTTGATAGGTGGCATTAGGAGAATAGGCTCTGCTATTCAAAGTACTATAGATAAAACCAAAGAATTCTCTCCTGCTATTGCAAGTGTATCCGGTGCATTCTCCAAAGTTGGAGAGAGCTTTACAAGTGCAGGGGGTGTATTATTAGAGGCTTTTGCTCCTACTTTAGTTAAAATAGCTGAATTATTAGCTAAATTACCTGCTTTTTTTGCAGGTGTGGCAGCAGGTGCTACTCAATTTGCTAAGAATGTAGGAGGTAAATTACAGATATTTGGCAAACAAGCAGAGATAGTATTCCAAAAGATACAATATGCTAATCCATTTAGTGATAAATCTAATGAGGAGATAAGTGCAAATATTAAAAGATTAAGAGAGGAAATAGCTGCTATTAATGATGATCAGGGATCTGTTACTCAGGCATTCAATGAGGCATTTGATGCTACTATAGAGGCTCAAAAGAAATTCCAACAAAGGCAAAAAGATTTTGAGGCATCACAGAAAAGAGCAGAGAAAAGAAAAGCAGCAGCATTAGAGAGACAGAACAAGCTGCTACAATTACAAGCTAAATTACAGCAATCTATACAGCAGAGAATAGATGCTATAGTATCAGTACAGGATCAGATAGCTAAACTCAGAGCAGAGGGTATAAAAGATGAGCAGGAAAGATTACTAAGATTAGAGGAGCTTAGAGCTAAAGCAGTTACAGAGCAGAGGGAAAAGGAGTTTTCTGCATATATTGATTTATTAGAAAAACAGGAGGAGGCTTTAATTGATTTTTATGGGAAAAACTCTGACGAGGTGCTAAAGTTCAGAGAGGAGGCTAATAAGGATCTATTAGAGGCAGAGAAACAACAGCAGGAATTATCAGAGCTTTTATTAGATGAACATGAGAAAAAGAAACTGCAAATCAAAAAAGATTATCAGGCTAAATTAGATGCTCAATTAGAGGCAGCTATTCAAGAGGAGTTAGATTTATATGATGATTTTTATGAGGAACAAGAG